TCATGTCTTCTGTTGGCAAGACTAAAGCAACTGCTGTTTACCACGAGTGGCAAACCGACAGCTTGGCTGCTGCTTCTTTGAGCAACTACGCTGTTGAAGGCGCAACTGCTTCTGACGCAACTATGTCTCCAACTACCCGTGTTGGCAACCGCACTCAGATCGCACAGAAAACTGTTAAGATTTCTGGCACTTTGCAAAGCGTTGACAAAGCTGGTCGTAAGTCTGAAAAGGCTTACCAGTTGGCTAAAGCCTCTGCTGAGATCAAGCGTGACATGGAAACCTCTTTGTTGAGCAACCAAGTTGCCTCTAATGGCGACTCTACAACTGCCCGTAAATTGGGTGGCTTGCAGGCTTGGTTGTCAACCAACTACTCTGGTGGCACTTCTGGTGTTGCTGGTTCAGGTGGTACAACTGCTCGTACAAACGGCACAAACCGCACTTTCACAGAAGCAATTTTGCAAGCTGTTGTTAAGAGCGTTTATTCCGCTGGTGGCAATCCTAAAGTGTTGATGGTTAACCCCACACACAAGCAAACAGTTTCTGCTTTTGCTGGTATCGCTGCACAGCGTTTCATGGCTCCTGCCAATGCTCCTACCACCATCATTGGTGCTGCTGACGTCTATTTGAGCGACTTTGGTACAATTTCTGTTGTTCCTAACCGCTTCATGACTTCTACCAACTCTTGCGATGAAACCGCATTTGTGCTTGACCCCGACATGGCTGCTGTGGCTTATCTGCGTCCCTTCCAGACCAACGAGTTGGCTGTTACTGGTGACAACGAGTCCACACAATTGTTGGCTGAGTACACCTTGGAAGTTAAGAACGAAGCAGCTCATGGTATCTGCGCTGACTTGTCTTAATCACTAAGTGATCTAAAAAATGCCTCAGACTAATCCTCTGGGGCATTTTCTTTTCTAGCCAAACTGATAGAATTAGGCTATGACAAACTTTAGACAATCTGCTGTTCATGCTGATGGTGATGGTGGCATCATTATTGAAACTCGTCAGGATATTTCTGCAATTCTTGAGCAGAATAAAAAAGAGTACAACTCTTTTGATGAGAGAGCAAAATGGTCTGACCATGTGTTTGGTAACAAAGTTGCATCTATCCCAATGACTGTGATTGATGAACTTAATAAACAAGGCATCATGCGTGGTTTTGCTGTGCTAGATGAGAAGCGCTTTAGAGCGTGGTTAAATGAACGAGATAACAGAGTTTTTAGAACTCGGACAGGAGTCGTATGAGTTTCGCTACTTACTCTGATTTAAAGACCTCGATTGCCAATTATTTGGCTCGGTCTGATCTAACAAGCCAGATTTCTGACTTTGTTAGCTTTGCTGAGAATCGCCTCCGCAGAGAATTGCGTATTCGTCAAATGCTAAAGTCTGTGACTACAAGCACAGTAGCAAATGATTCAACTGTTGAATTACCTAGCGACTTCTTGGAAGTGCGTGATTTTGTCGTGTTGACAAACCCAATCACACCACTTAGCTACTCTAGCCCTTCAGCATTGTCTAATGACCCACGAGCATCTGAAGTTGGTGTTCCAAAGTCTTACACAATCTTGGCTAACGACTTCTTAATGTCGCCAGTACCTGATGGTGTTTATACGGCTCGTTTGCTGTACTACGCTGCCCCCGCATACTTGTCTGATAGCAATACAACAAATGTATTCCTGACAACAGCACCTGATGCTTTGCTCTACGCCTCTTTGATTGAAGCAGAGCCTTACTTGATGAATGACGCACGAATCAACACATGGGGAACTATGTACGATAGAGCGATTTCCTCTCTTGCCAAGTCTGACCAAGAAGGTCAATACTCTGGCGTTCCTTTAGCAATGAAATTAACCCCAAGGTGATACTATGGAGCGCATGACTGAAAAACAATGCGCTTGCTGTAAAGTAGTTAAGCCTACTGAAAATAACTTTGCTTGGGAAAAAACTAGGTTTAGCTCTTGGTGTAGAGACTGCAAAAGAATTAAAAAGAAAGAATGGGATTTAAAGAATCAAGATAGAGTTAACGAATACGCTAAAAAGTTTTACAAAACTTACTACCCTAAAAACAAAGAAAAAATCTCACAAAGAACAATTGAGTGGCAAAGAAACAATAAAGAAAAGTATTCTGAAAAAAGCAAAAGATGGTACGCAAACAACAAGCATAAGTCATTTGCTCATAGTGCAAAGTATCGTGCGGCAAAAAGAAATGCTTGTCCATCTTGGTTAGATGAAGCAATGAAGTTAGAGATTGAGGCAATTTATTTAAAAGCGAATAAAATCTCAATTGAAACAGGCGTAGCACATGAGGTAGATCATATTGTTCCGCTATGTGGTGAGACTGTTTGTGGACTCCATGTTCCTTGGAATCTGCAAGTACTATCTCAATTTGATAACAGAAGTAAACGAAACAACTTGGAGTAAAAAATGGCAGAAATGAGTAATTACCTTGAAGGGGCGCTGATTAACGGCACTCTGCGTGGCACTACTTACACAGCACCAACGACTGTGTATTTGGCTCTTTACACTTCTGATCCAACTGATTCTGATACAGGTACTGAAGTATCTGGTACTAGTTATGCTCGTCAGTCCATCACATTTGGTGCGCCTAGCAATGGTGCATCTACCAACTCTGCTGCTATTGAGTTTCCTCAAGCTGGTAGCTCATGGGGAACTGTAGCCTATATTGGTATTCGTGATGCTTCTACCGCTGGTAATTTGTTGTATCACACTCCATTAGATGCTTCTAAGACAATTGCAACTGGTGATGTGTTTCGCATTGCCGCTGGTTCTTTGAGCGTCACATTGGCGTGAGATGGCTGATTTACTGCCACCATGGACGATCGACTCGCTAGACAATTTAAAGTCTAGCATTGATGACTTAACACTCACACTCGATAGTCCACTTTATACAACATCAGTAACCCTATGGGATGCCTATGGGTCTGTTAGCGCTTCTGCGAGCGTTACAGCCGATGCGACAAGGGTTCAGTATGGTTCAGGTGCAGTAAATGGAACGGCAACAGTAACGGCTGATGGCACTCGTGTTCAATACGCTAGTGCAAGCATTACAGCGTCTGCAAGCGTTACTTGTGCAGGGACAAGGGTACAAAATGCTTCAGTAGGAATTGATGCTATTGCAACTGTAGTTGCTGATGCAATTAGGGTTCAATTTGGCACAGCAAGCATTACAGCAAGTGCTGATGTAACTGCTCAAGCTATTATTGCTCATGGTGGTGTTGCTCAAGTTGTTTGCAACGCATCGGTTATTGCTGATGGTCATGTTCTTGGAGACAATTGGTCAAATATTACATTTGATGACAACACATGGACTCCAGTATCTGTTAATTCAAATACTTGGACAGCAATTTCGCATAATTCAAACACATGGACGGATGTTGCGGTAAACGACAACACATGGACAGTTCAGTCTCAGGGAAGTAACACATGGCTACGACAAAACTAACATTTGGCGAATGGATGCCAGACCAACCAAGCATTACAGGTGCTTTGGTTGACGCTAAGAACGTGGTTTCTCAGGCTATTGGTTACGGCCCACTTCCAACAGCGGCTACATTCTCTGCGGTTGCATCAGAGAACTTAACTACATTGGTAGCAGGTAAAACTCCTGCTGGAACAACTAATTTATTTGCTGCTGGCTCAACAAAAATTTATAGCGTTTCTGGCGTAGGCGCATTAACTAATGTGTCAAAGACTGGTGGCTATACACCTAACGCTTCTAACGACAGATTCCGTTTTACTCAGTTTGGCAATGTGATTATTGGTACTAACAATAGTGATCCAATTCAAGCCTACACATTAGGAACTTCTACAGCATTTGCTGATCTGGCTGCTACTGCTCCAAAGTGCAAATATTTGACTGTTGTGCGTGACTTTGTTGTTACTGCGTTTACTACTGAGTCATCTACTGTTTATCCAACTCGTGTTCGTTGGTCTGGCATCAATGATGAGACTGCATGGGGTTCAGATCAAGTAACTCAAGCTGACTACCAAGATATTCCTGATGGAGGTCAAATTGTTGGCATCCGAGGTGGTGAGTTTGGATTGGTTTTAATGGAAAAAGGTATTGCTCGTATGAGCTATATTGGCACTCCATTTATTTTCCAGTTTGACAATATCTCTCGTGGTAAAGGATGTATTTCCGCAGGTTCTATTGCTCAAGTACAAGGCATTACTTTCTTTTTGAGTGACGATGGCTTTTATATGTGTGATGGTCAAAACGTCACACCAATTGGGGCTGAAAAAATAGACCGATGGTTTTTCCAAAATGCTGATGAAAGTTCATTTGACACAATGTCAGCGGCTGTTGATCCAGTACGCAAATTAGTTATTTGGAACTTTAAGACTACTTTTGCTCAGAGACAGTTGGTTATTTACAACTTCAAGACACAAAAATGGACTTATGGAGACGCAGGAACTGACTATATTTCTGACGCTTCTACATCAGCTACGACACTAGAAGGCTTGGATGCAATTTCTTCTAGCATTGATGCCTTGCCAGTATCTTTGGACTCAATTTTGTACATGGGTGGCAAGTACTTCCTTGGTGGTACTTATGGCGCTTATGTGATGACTTACAACGGCGCTAATGCTACTGGAAACATCATTACAGGCGATTTAAACGCTGGCGGAAGGTCAGTAGTTACTTTGGCTCGTCCAATGGTTGATGGAGGCTCTGCAACTGTTGCTGTGGCTTCTAGGACGCTTTTAAGTGAGCAAACTAGCTTTGGCACAGCGGGAACTGCTGATGCTGATAATCGTATTTCACTAAGGTCTAACGGCAACTACCATCAGTTTAGGGTTATCCCTACTGGTACATGGAAGACTGCTGTTGGTTTGGATGTTGAGTTACAAGGTCAGGGAGTGCGCTAATGTTTAGAACGCTTCCTCCTTTTGGTGGCGATCAAAGGCAAGTTGCCGAGGTTGTCCGTGGTGTTATGGATGGGAAAACCAATAACACAGGAACAATTACCTTAACTCAGTCTTCAACAACGACAACATTGAATGACAGGCGAATTGGTGCAAATACAGTTATTTTGTTTAGCCCAATAAATGATAAAGGTGCAGCAGAATTGGCTAGCCTTTATGTGTCTTCTCGTGGTCAGGGAACTGCCACATTAACGCATGGAAGCCACAATTTTGATGTCAAATATGCGTATGCACTTATTGGTTAATTTTTGTAATTTATGTATAATGGATTCCGTGGATGACCCATTACGGAGTCCTAATCTTTTAGGAGAAAGTCATGGCGACAACCACCACATCTACAATTGATCCAACAATCCAACCATTTCTAAACTATGGTTTGACTGAGGCGCAACGCTTATATCAAGCTGGTGGCCCTCAGTACTATGGTGGTCAGACTTATGTAAGTCCTTCACAGACTACTCAGACTGGTTTGCAAGCTCTTGAGGCTCGTGCTACTCAAGGCAACCCATTGCTACAGTCTGCTCAAGGGCAATTGCAAAACACCATTTCTGGTGGTTTCTTGCAAGGCAATCCATTCTTCCAAGGTGCTTTCCAACCTGCTGCTACAGCGGCTGAAGCTCAATTCAAGCAAACATTGGGTGACGTAGGTTCTGCTGCTTCTCGTGCAGGTCGCTATGGTAGTGGCGCTATGCAGACCTTGCAAGATCGTGCAAGCGGTCAGTTTGCTAAAAGTTTGGCTGACACAGCAGGTCAGTTGGCTTACCAGAACTATGCTCAAGAGCGTGGTATGCAACAAGCGGCTACGATGGCTGCTCCTGCAATGGCTTCTGCTGACTACCAAGACATTCAGAATCTGTTGCAAGCAGGTCAAGCTCGTGAAGGCTACACAGGCGCACAGCAACAAGCTGACATCACTAAGTTCAACTTCTTGCAAAACCAACCACAACAGAACTTGCAAAACTACCTGTCATTGGTTTATGGCAATCCTTTGGGTCGAGTTGGTCAATCTACTGCAAGCGGTACGGCTGACACATCGACATTGCAAAACTTGCTAGGTATTGCTGCTGTTGGTGGTGGCTTGTACAAGAATCTTGGTGGAACTTGGTTAAATAATTTATGGGGTAGCAACGCCAACGAAAGTGCTGTAATTGACCCATATTTCACACCAATTGGAGGCTAAATAATGGCTGGACTATTAGACATTTTTGGCACTAGTGGCGCAGACACAATGGGTCTGTTGGGTATGTCACCAGAGGCTATTCAGCGTAATCGTGACGATGCTCAAGCACAAGCCTTGTACGCATTGGCAGGACGTTTGTTCCAAGGTGGCAACACAGGTGCTTCCATTGCACAAGGTCTTCAACAAGGTCAGCAAGCCTATAAAGGCGCTATGCAAGGCAATGTTCAAGACTTGCTACAAAATGTTCAACTGCAAGATATGTTGCGTAAGCGCCAACAAGAGCAACAAGCTTTGGCAGAACAACAACGTATTCAAGGTATTGTTCAAAAAGCATATCAACCTGCTGTATTTGCTGAAACACCATTAACTGATATTACTGGTAAAGAGATTGCTGGCCCTAATCAGCCACAAACAAAAGGAATGGGTCTTACTCAAGATGTTGTTAATCAACTAATTGGCTCTACCCAAGGACAAGCAACATTGGGTCAAATGGCTGATTTAATGCCTAAACTTCGTAAAGCTGGTATTGGTGTTGAGCAAAAGCCAGAAGACAATCCTTTCTTAGTGTTTACTCAAGATGAGACTATTCCTAAGAATGTTAAGTCACTTGCTGAACAGTACGCTAAGAGTTGGGCTAGTGGTCGTTTAGACCCTGATTTAGCTGATAAGCGTTTCTCTGAGTTAACTACAATGACTCAAAGAATTCAAGAAAAAGAGACAGCACAAGCAAATATTAAAGCTCAACAAGATCAACTTAATGAGTTTAAACGACAAGGCTTGGCTCAATCTGCTGAAGCTCGTGCATTGACGGCTGAGATTGCTAAGGGCAATTTGGCAATTCGTCAATTGGAATCAGAAGCTAAAGCTGAAGAACGAAACAAACCAGTAATAGAAGCCAAAGAGTCAATTAAATTGATTGACCAAGCTGAAAAACTATTGGATAAAGCGACTGCATCTTTGACTGGCACAGGTGTTGATGTGTTGGCTGGCGCAGTTGGTATGTCAACTGAAGGTGCTAAAGCTGCGGCTCAACTTAAAGCAATTCAAGGCGCATTGGTTGCCAAGATGCCTAAGATGTCAGGCCCACAGTCTGATAAGGATGTTTTGCTTTATCGTGAGATGGCTGGTCAAGTTGGTGATTCAACATTGCCAGTTGGAACTCGTAAAGCGGCACTTGAGACAATTCGTCAGATTCAAGAGCGTTATGCAAAGATTCCAGAAGGAACTAGCAAACCTGCTGAACCTACAAGCCCATTTAAGTTCTCTCCTGCTAAAGAAGATCGTTACCAGCAATGGCTTAAACAGCAACAAGGCGGTTAATCATGGATGAACTAGAAGAATTTGAGTTCAGACGCAGATACGAAATGGAAAAGGCTTCTGCAAAGAAGCCAATGCCTTGGTCTGATGTTCCACTTGAAGCTGTAAAAAGTTTTGGCCCGTCTGTTGCCAATATGGTTGGTGACATTTACCAAGCTGTAACCAGCCCTGTTCAAACAGGAAAAGCGGTTTTAGACCTTGGTGCTGGCGCTTTACAAAATGTATTGCCTGAAAAACTAGTTCAATTGATTGGTGAGGATAAGCCAAGCCGTGAGGTAGCTTCTAAAGTTGGTCAATATTACGCTGACCGATATGGAAGTGCAGAAGGTGCAAAGCAAGCTATTGCAAAAGACCCCGCAGGTGTAATGGCTGACCTTTCTACTGTGCTAACTGGTGGTGCTATGTTGCCTACTCGTGCTGCTCCAGCATTGGCTACAGCGGCTCGTGCTGTTGACCCATTGATGCTTACAGCTAAAGGTTTAGGAAAAACTGCTGATCTAGGCGGTCAAGCTGTTAAGCAAGCATTAGGATTGACTACTGGTGTTGGTGGAGAGCCTATTGGACAAGCATTTAAGGCAGGTTTAGTAGGCGGTGAAGCTGGTGAGGCTTTAAAGGCTAATATGCGTGGCAATGTTGAGCAGACTGCTGTTCTCGATGCCGCCAAGCAAAACTTAGCCGAACTTGGTCGCCAACGCCAACAAGCCTATCGTGCGAATATGCAAAACATCAAAGGTGATAAGTCTATTCTTGATTTCTCAGGAATTGACAAAGCCTTGTCTGATGCTCAATCTAAAGTTGTTTATAAAGGCAAAGTTAAAAATGAAGCTGCTGCACAGAAGTTGGCAGAAGTAGAAACTAAAGTTGCCGAGTGGAAATCTTTTGACCCTGCTGAGTTTCATACGCCTGAAGGTTTGGATGCTTTAAAACAAAGCATTGGTGAAACTTTAGAGAGTATTCCATTTGAATCTACTCAACAACGCTTGGTTGTTGGTGAGGTTTACAACGCTGTTAAAAATGAGATTAACAAGCAAGCTCCAACATACGCTAAGACAATGAAGGCGTATTCTGAAGCTAGCGAGCAAATCAAAGAAATTGAAAAAGCATTGTCATTGGGTAAGAAGGCTTCTGTAGATACTGCAATGCGTAAGTTGCAATCTTTGATGCGAAACAATGTCAATACGAACTATGGTCAGCGTATGCGATTGGCTCAAGAACTTGAGTCTGCTGGAGGTCGCCAGTTAATGCCATCATTGGCAGGTCAAGCACTAAACCAATTGACACCTAGAGGCATCCAAGGCGCTACAAGTATTCCTACTAGTTTAGGTGCGTTTAGCCTTGGTGGTTTGCCACTTACTTTAGGATATGGCGCTGTTTCCTCTCCTCGTATTGTGGGTGAGGCTGCTTATGGTGCTGGACGAGTAGGAAAAGGTTTGCTTGATCTGCAAAACAGACTACCTGAATTAGACTATCCAACAATGTTCAATCTGCTTTATCAAGCAAATCAACCAAAGGAATAAAACATGGCAAAGACAAAAATCTCAGAGTGGAGTACAACTCCTTCTAGCAACACAGACATTGATGGCATTAACATTGCAGAGGGCTGTGCGCCT